TCGGAAAACATTGTTGGTGCTGGTGCGATTCGTTCTGGTGAAGAAACTCAACAGCTTGTTAACATGGCTTTGGATCTATCAAGATTCTATACGACAGAGATGACTAAACCTCAATACACTAAGAGGTCGATTAATACTCTCGAAGCACAGAACAAGTATTGTGAAAAACAAAAACTTAATAGAATGCTTCATAGTTCTATTTTGGCAATGGGAATATCAGAGGAACGTAAGAATCAGTATGTAGAGAACGTCTTATTTGAAGAGGTATAAGCTATATCATTTCGGTATATAGTCTATTACCAAATATAATATATAATTATATGCTATTTCTTGGAATCGATGTATATATAATTGTGTTACCGTCGGTAACATAACTTTTATTTAATACATGCCTCAAGAAGGAGAGAAATGACCACTTTAGCATTGATTGCTGGATACGAAAAAATGAGAAATAATGAGAAAGTCTGCAAGTTCTGTGAAATCACAAAATGTTTGGCTTTTATGACGTTCCCCCTCGCACTACCGTTCCTTATCATCCTAATGTCAGTATCTACGCACTAATAGATTGACATCTGACCAAAAACTTGTTATAATATATCCGTTCGCTCAAAAAGGTTAATACCTAGCTGATTGAACGGATTTTTTATGCTATCAGAAAATAAACCATTGACATTCATAGTAAACTATGGTATAATGGTTCTACAAATTAAATAAACTCACTGAACAAAAATAACTATTGACATATCTATGAAACTATGTTATAATAAAGGTATACATGACAATAAAAGATTCTAAGGAAGACAAAGATATGTCCGTTGTTGCTTTAACACCAGATAAAATCCACCATGAAATTGCTCGGCATATTTCTCGAGGCGTTCCTTATATAGATGCCCTTGTTGATTTTGCTGAGAAGAATGAAATTGAAATTGAAACGATTGCTCAAATTGTAAAGAAAAGTTCGGTACTAAAAGAAAAGATCCGCACAGAAGCAGTTAACTTGAGAATGGTGAAGAAAGAAGATGAACAAGATATCACAGACTTTAGCGAGTAATGAACCGTTTGACGCCTACGTTCAATTCTTGGCGCTCAAGAGGCATTTCACAACGGACTATGATTACTTTAAATATAATGGAAAGGTACGCGCAAATCGAGAAACCTTTATGTCTCGAAACGATGCTTACTCTTTTGCCAAATTGGCTAACAAAGATGATCCTCAAGGTTTAATCCTGAGTAATCTTTTAATAAATAAAAACGTCTGGGTACGTGATTTGCTTGACAGCGAAGGCGAGGCTCGACACACGAATTGGAGGAAGAGGATAGAATCATTAGGTTATATCTTTAAATCCGAGCTTGCTCATCTTAATGATGAATACAAGCGAAACTTTGTATCACAGGATGGACAACATCCTTTAGTAATGACTTTGTTGTTACAAAAGAAGATTAGTTTAGAAACGTTTACTATTCTTTCTCATCAAGCGAATATATTTTCGTATTGGGAGCAAAAAGTAGTTGACAAAATCGTATCTTGTGATATAATAAACAAATCGAAAAAGTATAAACCCTTTCTCGATTTTGAACCGAAGCGATTCCAAAAGATAATTAAGGATCACTTTGATATTTAATACTACGCATAATCGCAAATAACGCTATATATACAGGAGATTTACTTATGGCACTTACAGACTTTTCTTCACTCAAGAAGAACCGCTCGAAGACTCTCGACAAGTTGAATTCACAACTCGAAAAGATTTCTTCAAAATCATACCAAGACCCTAACGCCGGGAAATTCTGGAAACCTACAAGAGATAAGGCAGGCAATGGCTTCGCAGTCATTCGATTCCTTCCAGCCTCTAAAGGTGAAGAGATGCCTTTCGTAAGGTTATGGGACCATGGGTTTCAAGGACCAACAGGACTTTGGTATATTGAAAACTCATTAACAACCTTGAATCAAGATGACCCAGTATCAGAGTTTAACTCTAAGCTGTGGAACTCTGGTGTTGAATCCGACAAAGATACTGCACGTAAACAGAAGCGCAGGCTGAAGTATACTGCTAACGTCTATATTGTAAAAGACGGAGGAAATCCTGAGAATGAAGGTAAAGTATTCATGTATCAGTTCGGTAAGAAGATCTTTGATAAATTGAATGATCTGATGAACCCAACGTTCGAAGACGAAGAACCAACTAACCCGTTTGATTTATGGGAAGGTGCAAACTTTCGTCTGAAGATCCGTAAATTCGAAGGTTACCCGAACTACGATAAATCTGAATTCGATCCTGCTTCTCCATTGTCAGAAGATGATGAAGTGTTGGAACGTGTTTGGGGAGAACAACATTCTCTACAGGAAATTGTATCTGAAGGCAACTTCAAATCATATTCTGAATTGAAAACTAAACTCTATCGTGTACTTGATTTACAAAATGACGCACCGACTGCTTCGGCAGCGGTTACTGAAACCGCAGATGAACTGGATTTATCCAGTATGACTATGGATACTGCTGAGCCAACAATGGCAGTAGCAGAACCTTCAGTAGGCTCCACGGCTGGCGATGATGATGATGACCTTAGTATTTTTAAGGAATTGGCACGAGGATAAACAACTGTCGGGGATCTTCGGGTCCCCGCTTTTTAAGGAGGTCTTATGACTAATGAAAAAGAAACTACAATCCTTGATTTTGATTTTGGTTTTACAGCTGTTGACGCCGATGAATTAGAAGTTGTTCAGCAAGCGAAGGCCGCGGTTACTACAACTGCAGCTTCTGCTGATGCGAGCGCTGCTAAGGCACAATTAATATATGATGCGGTAGTACCGCTATTGAATAACTTAAAAGCAAATCCTGAAAAGGATTACATCTATTGGCCAAACCGATATGAGAAACTCGATGCGTTTGCTGATAAGTTATATACAATTCTAAGTGGAGAATAAAATATGAATTTACTCGATAAAATGTTGAAGGCAGGTTCGGTAAAAGGATCTTCGGTTCTTTCCAAATCTAACTTCTTCCAAGCAAAGGATCCTATTAAAACAGATCTTCCTATTGTTAATATTGCCTTTAGTGGTAGTCTTAACGGTGGATTGATTCCTGGGTTAACGGTCCTAGCTGGTGTATCCAAAAGTTTCAAAACGCTTTTGGGTCTATACTGTATGAAGGCATACCTTGATAAGTATAAGGATGGCGTTGCTATTCTATATGATTCAGAATATGGTATCACGCCTGATTACTTACAAAGTTTTGACATTGACATTGACCGTGTTATTCACGTGCCATTGGAAGATGTAGAACAGTTAAAGTTTGATTTAACAAAACGTCTTGATGAAGTAGTTAAAGGCGATCATGTTATGATTCTGATTGATAGTATTGGTAACCTTGCTTCGAAGAAAGAAGTCGAAGATGCCATGAATGAAAAGTCAGTTGCTGATATGTCGCGTGCAAAACAGATCAAGTCGTTGTTCCGTATTGTTACACCTAAGCTGACTACACGTGATATTCCTTGTATCGCTATTAACCACGTATATCAGGAAATGGGATTATTCCCAAGAGCTGTTGTATCTGGTGGTACAGGTATTATGTATAGTGCAAACCAAGTATTCATTATTGGTAAAGCTCAGCAAAAGGATGGCAAAGATCTAGAAGGTTTCAAGTTTACTATTAATATTGAAAAGTCAAGATACGTTAAGGAAAAATCAAAACTTCCTTTCACTGTATTATTTGATAAAGGTATTCAGAAATGGTCATCGTTAATGGAATTGGCTTTGGAGTCAGGACATCTTGATTCTAAAACTCAAGGCTGGTATAACGAAATCAATATGGATACTGGTGAAGTACTTGAACCTAAACGTAGAGCAAAGGATATCATGGTTGATGATGCATTCTTTGAACGTCTGATGGCATGTCCTAAGTATAACGAATACATTGAACGTAAGTTTAAATTAAACGCAGCAGTAATGGGAGATAATAATGCTCGAGAAGACGATACTATCGAATCTGATACTTAATGAGGAATTTTGCCGTAAGGTATTTCCATATTTAAAAGATGATTATTTCGATGATTTAGTTCTTCGCAGCGTATTTGAAACGGCTTCGGACTACTTGGAAAAGTATAAGGAGCCGCCTTCATTAGAAGCTTTAAAGATTGCTGTTGATAAAAGAAAGGATCTGACGGAAGACACGTATCAAGGTGTACACCAATTAGTTGATAGTATGTCAATTGATAAGGAGACACAATTAGAGTTTTTGCTCGATGAAACTGAAAAGTTCTGTCAAGACAAAGATCTATACAATAGTATACGTAAATCTATTCTGATTCTTGACGGCCAAGATAAAGAGCTTGATAAAGGAGAAATACCAAAACTGTTATCCGATTCGTTGGGTATCAGTTTTGACTCTTCTGTTGGTCATGACTTTCTCGAAGATACTGATGATCGTTATGAACATTATCATCGCAAAGAAGAACGTATTCCGTTCGATATTGATATCTTTAACAAGATCACTAAAGGTGGCATACCTCGCAAATCTATGACCGTACTGTTGGCAACAACGGGTGGTGGTAAATCGCTATTGAAATGTCACTGGGCAGCAAATCATTTAATGTATGGAAAGAATGTTCTGTATATTACAATGGAGATGGCTGCTGAAGAAATTGGTCGAAGAATCGATGCAAACATTATGGATATTACTCTCGATGAAGTTGCAGAACTACCTCGTGATGTATTTGATAAACGTATGGCTCGATTAAAAGGCAAGACAACAGGCAAACTCATTGTGAAGGAGTTTCCAACAGGATCTGCTCATAGTGGCCACTTCCGTCATTTG